GGAAATATCACAACAGGAAGTTCAAATACCATTTTAGGCTTTGAAGCGGCTCAAGGTTTAAATATCGGAAGATACAACATTGTAATTGGACATCAAGCATTGAACTCAGATGATGTTGGAGATAGAACAGTTGCGATAGGTTATAAAGCGTTATACTCTCAAAACTCTGATTCTGATAATGAAATAACTGGAAATACAGCAGTCGGATTTGAAGCGGGTTCAGAAAATGTTACTGGAACAAACAATACTGCTATCGGAAATGCCGCTATGTACGGAACAGATGGTCAAAGCGGTTCTAATATTACAGCAGTTGGAAGTCAAGCATTAAATGTTGCTTATGGACAAGGCAATACTGCTCTAGGGCAAAGAAGTGGAGTTGCCTTGACGAGTGGGGTAAGGAATGTATTAATAGGAGTAGATGCTGGTGCAACTGCAACCACTTCTAGTAATCTGGTTTTAATAGGAACATTTGCTGGAGATGCAATAAACAGCGTAGGAGCAGATGGTACAGTTGCAATAGGAAGAGATTCACTTACAGCAAATACGTCTGGTGAAAGGAATGTCGCTGTTGGATTCGAGTCTCTTAAGTCAAATACAATAGGTGATAGAAATACAGCAGTAGGTTATCAAGCACTTGAATCATTTAATGCGGATACGGATGCTCATGGTCATAATACAGCAGTTGGACATAATTCAATGCAAGGTAATGTTACAGGAACTGATAATACTGCAATAGGAAATCAAAGTGCTTTTTCTGGTACAAACAATATGACTGCTGGAGATGACAATACTTTTGTTGGTTCACAAACATCTCCAAGCTCTGCAACACCTACCAATCAAACTGTGATAGGTAAAGGTGCAACAGGACAAGCAGATAACTCAGTAACACTTGGTAATGCAGATGTAACTGCTGTTTATATGGCACAAGATAGTGGTGCTACAGTTTATTCTTCAACTCTTATGGTCGGTAGGTCATCTGTTGGTAGTACAGGCAATGGTCATAGTATTAGAGCCGCTGATTCTGCAATATTTAGTAGAGATGCGGCTGGTGAAACAATGCAAGTTGGTAGAAATGCTGATGATGGAGTATTAATTGATTTTAGAGATGATGGTTCAAATGTTGGTGGCATAAGGAATGATGGTGGAACAGTTTCTTTAGTTGGATTTGCTGGTAATCACGAAAGTAGCGGAATCCCGTCTGATACTGAAGTTGGAACTGTTGTAAGTACGATTGACGAAGTTGATACAATGGTACTTGCTAATGGTTCAACAAGAGAGCATAAAAATCACGCTAAAATAAAAGTTTCTGATACTGTTGGCGATAAAAGAGTTTATGGTGTTTTGACTAATTTTCATACTAAAGAAGACACAAGCGAAACAAAGGCTTTAATTACAGCAGTAGGCATTGCATCAGTTAAAGTTACTGGTGCTTGTTCTGGTGGAGATCTACTTGAAAGTAATGGAGATGGAACAGCAAAAGTTCAGTCAGATGATATTATAAGAAGTAAAACAATAGGTAAAGTAACGATAGGTAACTCATCTACAAGTGTAAAACTTGTTAGTTGTGTTCTTTATTGTGGATAAGCAAAGGATAAATAATGAAATGGTCTAAATATAGTTCATTAAAAACTGCAAAGAAGGTTGCATTTTCAAAAGAAAAAGAAACTGTCCGAGAAGAGGTTAAGGAAATAAAAGATTCTGATGGAAATGTAACTACACCAGCACAAGCCAAAGAAGAGCGTGAATATGTTGTCTTAGCTCAGAAACGATTTGATAGTGAAACTGGTGAAGCTTTAGATGATTCAAAGCGAGAATGGTCTTTATCTGAATTAGAAAGAGAAAAGGCTCGCTATGATAATGACATGGCAAGTGCAAAAGCAGAAAGTGATGAACTAGCAAAAGCAATAGAAGATTTTAAAAAACTTTAATTAACTAACAAGGAGTCTAAAGTGGCTAAAAAAGAAAAAGAAAAGCCAGCGATGCTCAATTTTGAAGGAAAGGAATACGAAATAGATAAAATGACCGATTCTCAAAAGGAAGTTGCTGCACAAACAATGAGATATAATGACCATGTTTCTGATGTTCAAAATAAATTGCAAACAAACTTATTCATGAGAGAGCAATTACTTGAATGCGAAAAGGTATTCGTAGAGAAACATCAAAAAAGTGTAAATGAGCTTCGTGAGCTGTTAAACCCTGAAGAGGCGGAAGCGAAAGCATGATTGTAAGGTATGCCCATGACAATGATGTGGTGATTCACCTTAACAACAAAAAAGGGATGAGCAAAAAAGTGAAGTTGGCTGATGGAACTTTTATCACATTAACATACCCAGGTACGAAAAAATACTTTCTTAGAAATGGTGAGTCTATAATTAAAAAAAGTGACAGTTTTAAAACCATTGAAGAAGCGTATGTAAAGGAGTGCGAAAAATTAAAAGACTCTGATGATCATGGGCGTATCGACATTGTAAAACACAAGCTAATAAATAATAAGGTAGTAAGCAGATGAAAAGCCCATTAACAAAATTAGTTTCTTGGCAATTAAGAACAGGTCAATTAGATGGCTGGACTGCATACCATTTAGCAGCAGGGGCTTTCTTTTGCAAAGTGTTTCAATGGATGGACTGGAGTGACCTTTGGTGTGTGTTAGGAGTGTTTATTCTTGGCGTTTTATGGGAGGTATTTGAATGGTTTATTGAAGGAGATGAGGAAACCTATGGTTCTAAAAAAAGATGGGCATATAACACATTTTCTGATATTTTTGTTGAAACAGCTATTGCTTGGTGGATGGTTCTATGATAATAATAAATGAAGTGAATTATGAAATATCGACATCTTATGATTTTGTTGTTGATTATGTTTTTATTGACAGGGTGTGATTCTGGTTGGTCAGTATGTGGCTGGGAGGTTAAGTGAGTGGCAAACCTGAAACTGCACGAAGCTACAGAGGTACAGTTGTTGATGATAACGCCATTATATCAATTAACATTAAATGGCTACTTCAGTCAGCTGTGGTTATTGCAGGGCTTGTGTATTCATACTATTCAGTTATTCAAAGAATTACAGAATTAGAAAGAGAAATGTCTGATGCTAATACAACTATCACAGAATTAGTTGAAAAACATATTGTAGAAGAACAAGCAAGGTATGCTGAGATGGAAGAAGAATTAAAATGGTATCAAAAACTAACAAATAAAAAGAAGAAGAAATAATGGACTGGATGGCAGCCTATCAAGAAGGCGGAATGGTGCTTGTAGTTGGGATGATGTTTGTATACTTAGTGGTGTCAATGTCTAAAAAAAATGAGACACAACAAGAAACATTAGAAAATTTAAAAATTGAAAATAAAGGTCAAAGTGAAACGCTTGAAAATATGGAAGGCATGGTAATTAAATTGATCAATCGCTGGAATCAGTCGGATGATAAGTTGGATCGCAAGTTTGATGCGATGACTAAAGAAATCAATGACCTAGACAATCAAATATCAGAGGTCAAGGGTAGTTTAAGTAGGATAAATGGCAGACACTAAACCTATATCAGATTCAAGTAGTCTTAATATTTCACTTCCAATGTTATTTCAAGCAATTGGCTTGATTGGGGCTATGGTATGGGGATATGGGGAATTGAACTCAAGAATATCTTTTTTGGAATATCAAGTAAGTATTAATGAAGAGCATATTGGCAGACTAGAAGAAGATGCTAAAGCAAACCAAAATGCAGAAATACCAGCTGATATAAAACAAAATCAAAGAATTGAATATCTTGAAAAAGAAGTAGATAGATTAAGAAGTGCAGGGAATTAAAATAGATATGAAATTTGCAATTAATATCATCAGTTTGTTAGGTGCGATTGCCTGGGGCTGGTATCAAATGGAATTAAGGGTTCAGGCTTTAGAAATGAAAATTGAGCATAATGAAAAAATGGCAAAGCTTAGAGATGAGATAATGGAAATAAAAAACAAAGATGGCTAAAGATCCTAGATTAAAAAGATTTGGCTTGAGTGGCTATAACAAGCCAAAGCGAACCCCAAAACACCCAAGTAAATCTCATGTTGTCTTAGCTAGGTATCGTGAAGGTGGTGGTTACAAAACAAAATTAATAAGATTTGGTCAGCAAGGCGTAAGAGGTGCAGGAAAGAACCCAAGAACAAAAGCATCTAGGGCAAGAAGAGCAGCTTTTAAAGCTCGTCATGCTAAGAACATAGCCAAAGGTCGCAGTAGTGCAGCCTATTGGGCAAATAAGGTAAAATGGTAATGGATTACGAACCGATTGATAAATATAGGCTTGATATTAAAGAAAGACTAACTAGGATTGAAACAATTCTACACAGAGAGCTACCAGATATTAAAGACCAGCTTAGAATTTCTAATGGGAGAACTAGGTCACTTGAAAATTGGAGGAATTACATTCTTGGTGGAATGGGGATAATTACATTTTTATTTACAATAACAAGATAAGGAATCACAATGGATATTAAATCAATGTTAGTCAAACTAGCTGAAGAACAAGCAGAAAAAATGCAAGAGGAAGCTGTAAAGCATCTAGGTTCTGAAGAAATGACAGAAAAGATTGCAAGTGCAATCAATAAAAGAATTGACATACCATTTGTTAGTGAAGATAAAGAACAGATCTTTTTCGAAAAGGTGGTTGATGTGGTAACAGACATTCTTGAGGGTGTTTTTAGGGGTAAGTAATGATTAACTCGTTACAGATGCTAACTATTATTAAGCAAACCTTAAAAAAGATGGGTTCAAA